AGATAGACTTGATGATTAAAGACGGAAACGATATTATAATCACGGACTTTAAGGGGCTGCCACTCGATACATTAATCCCAACAATTGATGGATTCTCAACAATGGGAGACTTAAAAGTTGGAGATAAGGTATTTGATAAAGAAGGCAACGCGTGCAACGTTATTAATAAGTCAGAAGTTCATAACAAAAAATGCGTAAAGATTACATTCGATAATAACGACTCGATAGTTTCAGATTTCGACCATAGATGGCTAGTTCATTTTTTAAATAACGGGAAGCTTAAAGAAAGGGTAATGACTTCAGAGGAGCTGTTAAATTATATGCAAGATTTAAAAAGATCTAGCTTTACAATACCAAAGATCTTAAATCCAAAGCCGCTGAATCTCCCAGAAAAAGAGCTACCAATAGATCCCTACTTATTGGGTGTTTGGCTTGGAGATGGAAGCTCAGCTTGCGGAATGTTAACACAGCATGTAGAATCTAAGGTATGGGCAGAACTCGAGAATAGAGGATGTAAAATCGGTGAAAATTGTGTACGTGATCCAAAAAGAGAAAATGTCAGAATGTCTACAATTTTTGGCTTAAGAACAAAGCTGAGAAAATTAAATCTATTAAACAATAAGCACATTCCGACTATTTATCTTAGATCGTCAATAAAGCAAAGAATAGAACTTTTGCGAGGGTTTATGGACACTGATGGGACATTTCACAAAAAACGTAAAAGGTATGTTATGGCTACTGGTCAGGAATGGCAAAGGGATGCAATGGTTGAGTTGCTCGGAAGTCTTGGAATAAAGCCGACAGTTTTCCATGTTCAAAGATCTTGCGAAGGTAAAAAGTTTAACGCATGGGATGTGTGCTTTTCTACTTCTGAATTTAATCCTTTTCTAACTAGAAACCAAGACATAGATTTAGAGCAACTTAAAACAAAAGGCAAAACCTTTAGAAATATTGACAAAGTTGAATACGTTGACTCTGTGCCTACTCAATGTATAGAAGTTGACAGTCCGAGTCATACTTATTTGTTCGGCAAGGAGTGTATTGTAACTCACAACACCAATAAAAAACTTAGCGATAAATCACACTTTGACCCAAAGACCAAGTCGTACGCAATGATGAAATACCCACTGAATCACTTGATGGATTGTAATTTAAATCATTATGCGCTTCAGTTATCATTGTACGCTTGGTTGCTGCAAAAGCAACGGCCTGAATTTAATATCAAAAAACTAATGATAATACACTTTGACCATGACGGCGGAGAGCATCATATAGAAGTGCCTTATCTAAACAAAGAAGTTGAAGCAATGCTTAAGCATTATAAAAAAGAGCTAAAGCTTCAAGAATGGAAAAACAAGAGAAAACCTATTAATTATGAGTAATGTGATGAAAAAGATTTCAGACATTGCTGAAGGGCATTTAAACGAGTTTTTACGCAAAAACGAGGAGATGCAACAGGAACGTCTGGAGATATGCAGTAAATGCCCAATCTGCGATAAAGAGACTCCGTTTGGTTATATGTGCAGTGATAAACTGTGGATACATCCTGCAACAAACGAAGTCTCGAGTTTCGCAAGAGATGGGTTTATTAGAGGATGTGGGTGTAGACTTAATGCGAAAACAACACTAAAAGATAATCACTGTATAATAAATAAATGGTAATATGGCAATAAGAGAAGAAGCAACTGGAAAATTTTTAATGGGAGATGAGAATGTTTCTCCAGAAATGATAGAAGAAATGGAAGCGTTCAGAGCTAGCCAACAAGACTTCGAAAATAAAATGAGAATCGAGGAAGAAAACCGCAGACTCGAAAAGTGGGCTAATAAATCAATTATGCCATTTGGGCAGAATTTAATGATTGAGCCTTATACTGAGAATCCATACATGCGGAAGGTTCACGATTCTGGCATTATTCTTGACTCTTCGAGATTCACTAATCCAGACTCTGGGAAAGATGAAGACCGAGACCTTGGGATTAAATGCGCTAAAGTCATTGAGGTTGGACCTGATGTAAAACACGTAAGAAAAGGAGACGAGATCTTATGTGTAGCATCGCGAGCTCTTCCAGTTCCGTTTATGAATACTGGATTTATGCTTATGAATGAAGGGCATGTCATCTGTATCATAAACACAAACGATGTGTTAATTGAAAGATTTAAACATTTAAACGATGACTAACGAAGAAAAAATATTTTTTATTCCTGGTAATCTCGTCACGTTAAAGCACGAGATTCCAAACAAACCAACGATGTTGGTAACAGAGATTGTAACTAGTAAAATTAAGTCCGACAACCCTCTTAGAGGCATTCGCTGCATTTGGTTTACAGAAGCTGGCAAACTTCAGGAGTATGTATTCTCCACAAAAGACTTAATGAAATTGTAATTAATAGGGAGGGATGTTTTATTGCGTCTTTCCCTTTATTTGTTTTAAGTATGGATTTTTTCGTATATAATACAGGAGAGGGAACGTTAGAAATCAATGAGTACCAATTGTTTTTAATCAAGGAATTCAAAGATTTACTAGATGACAAACGAAATAAATGCAAAGATGATAAAACCGGCAAGCTTAAACTTCAAGCTCGCAAAGAGCTTACGTATATTTGGCTGGTAATGGATCCGAAGTCTCCATATTCTCAATTTACCGAGCAGGAGGCCCACACTGTAGCGCTTGACGATTCAGGCCTAACACAAAAAGAATTCGAGGATCCAATATTTAGGGCTGCATGCAGAAAGTATAAAGAGATCTTAGATTCTGACAGAATCTTAAAACTCCTCCGCGCAGCATACGGTGCAGTCGATAAACTCGAGCTTTACTTCTCGGAGATGCTCGACTTTACAGAAAGAAAGGCGACAGATGGCACGCCTGTGTATAAAGCCAAGGACGTTATCGCAGAACTTAAAAATCTTGGCGACGTTGTAAAAGGTGTAAAAGACGTAGAGATCTTATATAAAAAAGGCCTAGAATCCCAGAATAACTCAGTACGTGGTGATGCTAAGCCAGGATGGCTTGACGCATGAAATGGGATTATACACTAGACGATGAGGTTTAGTTTTTCGATAGAACGAAAACCTATGAACTTACGCATTATCGACCCATAGACCAAGAAAACGGTCTAGACTTCGATATTACACCTTTTATACAAGATGCCATAACCAAAGACAAGACCGGGAAATACTGCGAATTTTCCGAAGGCTCTAAGGCTTATCTTGATTTCTGGAAAGAGAGAATCAGGAGAATCCGAGAGGGTTACGAAGTCAACGGTTACAGAATCACAGGAGATAATTATTTTTTCATCAATTTTTACAGATTGATTAACCCTAAGACACTTGAGGAATCGTTCCCGGCCTTTACAAATGTACACTATGAGTGGTTCCATTACGTCGAGATGTGCGAACTTTTGGGATATGACTGCGTGGCTTTAAAATCTCGCGGTTGCGGCTGGTCAGAAATGGCAGCATCGCTATGCGTTAGACCATATATAGCTTTTAAAAATCGCACGATGTTTTGTACTGCTGCATCTGAAACACATTTAGCGCCATTACTTGAAAAGTGCTGGCAATAGCTTGACTGGTTGAACTTAGAAACCAACGGAGGTTTTAAGAAACTTAGACAAGTTAAGAACTCTATAATGTGGAAGCGTGCCAGTATGAAAACCGCAGACGGTGAAGAGCACGGCTCGATGTCTTAGATTGTTGGAGTTGTTGCAGATAATGCGCGAAAGATTCGCGGTTATCGTAGCTATAGATTGCTATACGAGGAAGCAGGGTCAAACCCTATACTTAAAACTGCATGGGTTCAAGGAGAGGCTCTCGTAACACGTGCAGGTAGAAAGACGGGGGTGAGGCTTGCGTGGGGTACTGGTAGGTAAAATATCCCCGCCTGTTTGTTATATTAAAATTATTTGTCATGTTTGCAATTGTTAAATTTAATATTTGCTATATGACAAAAAAGGAGAAAATAGATTTAGCCGTTAATGAATACATAAATAGCGGCTATTCAATTAGTTTAACTAAGTTAGGAGAAAAGTACGGAGTAAAGAGGCAGACAATTTCAAAGTATGTAAAACAAAAAGGAGCAGAAGTTATAAATACTCAAAATGTATGCAGAATAAATGAGTCTATATTTGAAGTAATAGACACAGAGGCGAAAGCTTATTGGCTAGGTTTTTTATTTGCTGATGGTTGCATATATGAAAACGAGAAGAGGTTTAGAATGAATCTAGCCATAAAAGATCTAAGCCACATGGAGAAGTTCGCAAAATTTATGAATTTTACAGGCGAAATTAGAGAATATAAAGGGACTGGATTTAATGGTAAAGATTGCGAAGACATCAATACGTGTTCTATTCAATTTAGAAATTCTAAAATATGGGACGATTTAAACTCTAAAGGATGTACTCCTAACAAATCACTTACTTTGAAATTTCCCGATAAATCAATTTTTAAATCAGAAGATTTAATAAGACATTTTATAAGGGGCTATGTTGACGGCGATGGATATTTGATAACTTTCAAGAGTAGAAATACTTTTAAGCAGCAAATTGGAATGGTTGGGACCGAGTCATTTTTAAATGAAGTGGATAATTATATAAAACCTGTAAAAGCAAAGATACGCAGCAAGAATACCGAAAACCATCCCAATAAAGCATACCGCCTAGACTGGAGTTGTATAAGCGCTAGAAAAGTCGCCAGATATCTTTACGAAAATGCTACAATTTACTTAGATAGAAAATATAACAAATTTTTAGAGTTCTGCCACTTTGAGGAGGGATCCTCAACTGCAAAATCGAGCAAAATCGGTGAAGACTGGAATGTTAATACCGAGGTAAATCCTTAAATTACGCAAAGGTTAAGGGTCACCGTAGAGCGTAGCTGTTGAATAAATATAATACAGCCAAGAGTGTTCGACGCCTAGAACAGGCGAAAATATACGCCGAACTATAGCGAATGTATAAGCTATAGAAGTTAAGATAAAAAGCTTAACGATAACAGAATTGGGAGATAGTGGAGCTTCTTTGGCCGGTTTATCGGCCATGTTTAATAATCCACTTATCTACGGCTGCCTTCCTTGCAAGCACAACTACACACAAACTGGTGAGTATATATTCTCCGGATTTTTCATTCCTGCCTATAGGTTGCATTTTTCTTTCTTGGACGATCGCGGTGTAACAGATGAAGAAAAAGCAAAGGCACAGATAGACGCCAAAAAGGCAGAGAAAACAAACGACCCGCAGGCTTACTTGGAATACTGCTCCGAGTATTGCTACACGCCCGAGGATGCGTTAATACGCCAAGGTGAGAACTAGTTTAACCAGGTTCTATTATCTGAACAATTGGCTCAGATTAAAATACATAAAACAGTAAAGCTACCAGTGAGAGGTACGCTAATGGGAGGCACATAGTAGCACCCTTAGATTGTTTTTAAACCTGGACACGAAGACGACTGCTAGACTTGGGTGTTAGAAGAACCAATGAAGGGCGAGAATGGTGAAACTATGGCTAACTTATACTGCGCGGGTATAGACTCGATCGACGTCGGTAAGAACGATTCGACAGGGTAGCTTGACGTTTCGGATTTTTGCATAACTATAATGAGGCGGCAAAACGGCATTAAACCGCCGTGTATTGTCGCAATGTATAAATACAGACCAAATGATATACGCTCTGCTTATGCAGAAGCGATACGCTTGATGGAATGGTACAATTGCAAATGCGTGCTAGAGTCTACGAGAACTAATATCATTACATACGCTCGAGAAAAGAAAAAGCTTCACCTTTTCATGACTCGACCAAGAGCCACTATTTCTAACCTAAAGACCAACACCACGATGATCGGCACTCCGGCAACAGAGGGAGTAATTAGGCATTATCTTTAGAAAATCGAGGAGTTCGTCAATGACTACTCAGACACGATAGCGTTTCCCGAAATAATAGATCAGCTCTTAAGATACTCTTACGAAGAGAAGCGAAAATTCGACATCGTGGCGGCAATGGGTATGATGCTCTTAGCTGACGAGGAGCTATATGCTGTACCTATTAAAGTAGTCGACGAATACAAGAAAGAATGGCGAGATATTGGGTACTTCAGAGACAGAACAGGCAAGATGCATTACGGAGCTATTCCTAAAGGCGATGAGTTAGAATATTATCATTTACGATGAAATTAGAGGAAAAACTTAAAGAGTTTATAGAAGAGTACTACGAGTGCGAGTTTACAGGAAAACTAAAAATCCGCGAACTCCCAGATAGTACCTATAATTTAGATCTATACACAAGCTGCCCAGATATTCCGATAAACATGACCTACTAGGGCGAGTTTTCGGATTTTGTAAAGTTTGTGATAAAACAAATAAAAGAAAGAAGATTGACAGATGTTAAATATTTTAAAGGGATAAGATATGAGCAAGGACGAAATTGTTAAACAGATAGACTCTGCGATTGCCGATCTAGTTTATAAAAAGACAAGTTTGATTAAAGCTTATAACTATTATAACTGCAAAAGAAACCCAGACCAATTTAAACATCTTGAGGAAAACTACGGGATAGGAACTCCAACCCAAATAGAATTCGTGCCATTGGTGCGTAAACATATTGACGCCTTAGTTGGAGAATACACCAGTATCCCTACAACGCCTAAGATATCCTGTAAGGATAACTCGACGATAAACAACATAATGCGCGACAAGTAGCTTAAGATTTCATCCGGTATGTTTTAGTTCTGCAAAGACAAGCTAACCAACGAGGTGCTTAATGTTTTCTCAGACGGTAAAGAAAAGATGCAGCAAGACCCTCTGATCGAAAAACAAATGAAGACCTTAGTAGAAGAGTTAGAGTACTCTTACGTCTCGGATTATGAAATCGCAGCGCAGAATATTTTAAAACATATAATGCAGTCGCGGAGCATAGACTTTGAAACCAAAAAGCAAATGCTAGCCAAAGATTTATATATTTCAGGCACAGCTTACTATAAAGTTTATAAAACAGAAAACGGCGAGCAACTAAACTTTGAGGTTTTAAATCCATTGCATACGTTTATAGACAGAAACCCCAACAGCATATATCTTAAAGATTCATACCGGTCAGTAGTCCGCAGATATATGACTAAGTTCGAAGTATTGAACAAATACGGCGACATTATGTCAGACTCTGCAATTTCTGAATTAAAGAAGCTAGAAGTCGGCACTAATAGAACTGACAACGTGGTCTATGTTAACAGCTCTGAGCTTTTCTCTGATACCAAGGAGGGTATAATAGCAGGCATGGAAATTACACCAGGCCTTGTTACAGAAAAGGACGGAGTAACTAATAACCATAGACTCTTAGAGGTTTTAGAGGTTGAATGGTTGGATGTAGAGAAAGAAGACGGAAAATTTATCATGTACAGATACGAAGGAGTGAGAATCAACGGCTCGATATATATTCCCATTGGTAAAGTTGCAGAAATTCAGCGAAGCTTGAACGAACCAACAAAAGCCCACCTGTCAGTAAATGGCATCTTCTTCTCTGACCGAAACGGTCAACCTTTCAGTATGGTGCTTGCTACAGCTAGCTTATAGGATAAATAATTTGTCCTGTTTAAACCCCGTGAATTGCTGGGAAATCCTTAGAGCCTTGCATACCAAAGCGTAAAAATTGCAAGGATTGGACAATCAGCACCCAAGCTTAGATATTTTTAGTATCTTTGAAGGGTCAACGACTATTATGTAGACGGCAAGCGCCGTCGAAGTGCGGGGCATTAATATTTTAAATTTATTAAAAATGAGAAACAGAAATAATTCTGGACAGTTTAGTTATAAATTTTCAAAAGAAGAATTTATTCGAGAAGTAGAGCGTATCCATGGGATACAAATCGAAGTTGTAGGGAGATATAAAAATCTTACATCTCCAGTCTTAATCAAAGACAAATACGGTTTAATTGAATTAAAAACAGCGAGGCAAATTTTAGCAAATCCTCCTAGTATAAAGAGTGCGGTAAATAAAACCGAATATTTTATGGCGCAGCTAAAAGAAAAACAGCCAGAAATATTTGATTTTATAAAGCCATTGAGTGAGTATAAAAGCGCTAAAGAAAAAATGATTTTTGATACTATGTATGGTCCAGTGTCGACAACTCCAGACGCATTAATTTCTGGACATATACCAACAATAAGGTCGGCGGTAAATCGTAAAGAATATTTCAAAAATCAGCTTTTATTTTTATATGATGGAGCGTATGACTTCAAAGTTACGACATCTAGCCGCCACGGCGGAAAATCTATTTTAATTTGTCCTATACACGGAGAGGTGGAAGTTGACAACGATTATATATTTCAAGGCAAAGGATGCTATAAGTGCAACATATCGCCTTCTGATATATTTTATCTTATCAAACTTAAAAACGAGCACCAAGAGTTTTACAAATTGGGAATCTCTGCATATGACAAAAACGGAGAAGTTAAAAGATTTAAACAATATAAAAGCCTCGGATATTCTATAAAAGTTTTAAAAATTAAAGAATTTGAAAAACCGATAGAATGCAGAGAGTACGAAACAAAACTTAAAAGAATAATTAAACCATTTTTGATAAACCCTAAAATCTGGGAAAATAAAACCAGTACAGAGTGCTTTGATTTAAACATTGAGAAATTTATAAATTCTTATATTAATGATGATATAGTCTGAACTTATAGGAAACTATAAGAGGAAATTTAGCGCATTTCTGTAACAAATTTGAAATTCGACCTACTCCACTGGTACCGTGATAACTTTATTGCTTCGTCTGGAGTCAAAGGAGACTGGCTTGATATCTCTATGTTGCCAAGTTTCCTTGGTAAAGATATCACCGAAAGAATCATGAAATTCTAGGCCTATAAAAAACAGCTAGGCGTAGGGATTATTGACACCTCGCAAGAAGGCCGAGCGTTTAATAATAATACAACCTTCGCTGGATATGACGACAGCCTACGCGGTGATGTAATGCAAGCTTTCGATTATGCCATTTAGTCCATAGAGTAGACATGCTCTAGTATTACTGGCGTAAGTCGTGAGCGCTTAGGTGGCATCGAACAACACGATGCAGTAAGCAATGTAGAGGTTGGCGTTAAAATGTCGGCTATTATCACTCGGCAGTATTTCCAGGTGTTAGATACTTTAATAAAGGAAATCCTCACAGACTGCCTAGATATGGCCAAGCTTGTATACAAGGACGGGATAGCTGGAACTTTAATCTTAGGGGATAAACTCTAGGAAGTATTCACAGCGCTACCTGAGTATTACACGATGACCGATTTCGATATACACGTTAACGATAGCTCAGAGGTTAATAAAGACGTTGAGACTATCAAACAATTTATGCAAGAAATGATCAAAGGCGGAATCGTTGACGCTCAGACTGCTGTAGACTCTCTAGACGCTAAGAGCATCGGAGAACTTAAGCGTAAAGTACAGCAAGGCATAAAAGCTCAAGAAGAAAAGCAGGGAATAGTGCAGCAGTTATAGCAACAGCTTCAACAAGCCCAACAATAGCTGCAACAGATGCAGCAACAACTACAAGAAGCCCAGAAGCAAGCCCAGCAAGTAGACCAGCAGAAACTACAAGCTGAGCAAGAAATGCAACAAGAGCAGCTTGAAGTTGAATGGTTCAAAGCTAAGAGCGATAAGAAATATAAAGACGAAGACCTCGAGCTTAAGAAGAAACAAATCGCGGCCGAGGTTCTCTAGCTTTACGACCAAAATAAAAACAACGACGAAATCAAGAACATTGTATGATAGCGTAGTTTGACATTAAAAAGCATAAAACAAATCAGATATGCATCCAAGGCCTGGAATTACACGACGGCCAGTATCTTGTAGATTACATCCCAAGTTTTAAGAATTATACTTGGGAGGATACAGTAACGGTTAACCTTCTTAAGTTATCATGTACTGGAAAAATCATTGACTCCGTGGTTATTAATCACAACGAAGAGCTCAGCGATGAGTGCGTCTTTGAGTTTAAAAACGATGGAATCCATGAAGTTGTGCATCTTATTGTACCTACTGAACAATGGCACGAGAAAATGCAGAAGAATGGCCAGGATGTATTAAACAAGTTACAAGACATTGTATATTATGACGGCAACTAGTTTATCACTTCCAAGGGATCTATAACGGCCGAAGAATTAATAGATCACTTAGGCGATAAGTCATCGATTGTTAATTACAGCAAGCTGGTTTTCAATGATTGCCACATTAAAGCTTGTTTTTATAAAATTAACAAAGAAGCGCTTACTAAGCTTAGAAAGTGTGAAGTAGACAAACAAGAGACGCTGTGGCGCGACATTTTGTTCATGGCTGTTTATTCTATACAGTACGCCTTGGATTTAAACCAACTTCATGAAGCTTAGAACATTTTGGAAAATGTGATGGATTCGTGCGATAAACTTAAAGACTGTGGATGCAATAGATGATTTGAAAAAAGACGTAGTCGAGGAATTCTTAACATTTTTAAACTACGCAAACGTGGGGATAATTGACGACTACCAGATGCTCAAAAACAAGATATATTATCTAGAGTCACACTGGACGTTCTGCAATAACCCCTATCCAGTATATGAATTTTTAAAAAATAATTAAAATGAATCATTGCGATTATTACAACCGGCCAGTTTATAAATCTGAGCTTTAGGACTACTGGAAAAAGACAGATTACTTTGAGGGTTTATCTAACCTCGAAAAACAAGAGATAAGACAAAATCTAGGCATTGGCTCTTCTGGTTCATCTTTAACCGAAACCTATACCTGCTCGTTTGAAGAATTCAACGAATACAGACAAAAGGGCAAGCTTACTATCGGTAAGAGATATATAATCGAAGACTTCCAGACTATTTACGCATCAAATGTTAAATCTGGCGATTACTTTGAAGCTTGGGGTACTGACGACTCAGTAAATCCGAGCAGAACTTACGCCTTAATTGTAACAGCAATAAGCCCTGGATAGATCGACCCTAGAGTTTTTATATAGGGTAAGTCTTGGGTTGTAGAGTATGACCCAGAGCCTGAATAGATTGATAGTAATATTTGGACCAAGGGGAAAATTACATACCTAAGAGACGAAAACAACAATTCGGCATATTTTGACTTTAAGAATATTAAAATCAGAAAGTACGCCGTAGATCTTGAAGGCTTAAATCTTAACGTTGGGTCTTACATCGATTTTTACACATTCAGCAGAATTTCCAACAATAAAGCTTATGACAACTCGGATAATTACCAAGTATGCAATAATTATATTGGGGCTAATTCCTCTGGTAATATATTTATCGGAGATGTTCACGATAACATATTTGACGCAAACGTCCACGATAATATATTCGCTGGCGGGATCTATTAGTCACATATTACCGCTGGATCGTGTAGAAATACTATCCCTGTGTTAATTCAGAAAACGACAGGATAGCTTATCGAAGTAATGCCAAGACACAACGACGACATACTCAGTAATGAATGCTCCAAAACTATTATGACAGTTGGGGCTGGTATTGCTGCTGTGTGGCTTGATGGTTACAGCTACTCTTAGCAGGTATCAATAATAAAAGACGCCTAGAACTACTAATGGAATTTGTAAACATAAACAAGAAACCACGGCCCCACTTGCACTGTGGAGAAAATATACAGGGTAAGATGGGGCAGGTTTTCCTGGTTGATAATTTATTTGGGGAATTAAAGACTCAAACCCAAAAAGAAAAAGCCAGAAAAAACCTCGGAATTTCTGAAGCGCTGAGCTCAGACGCTAAGATTTACTGGGTGGATATCTTGGGAGAGCCAGAAGTAGAGAGTCCAGATATTAACGATAACTCGCAAAGAATAGCTACGACTGAGTGGGTATTAGAAAAGATAAAAGATTTGAGCGTAGCTGAAGAATACTTAACTATTAGCGCGTCGCCTTCTCAAGCATTCAAGGGTACAGAAAACTCTGTAGTTGTCAAGTGGGTCACCAACAAAAAAATTACAGCCCAAAGCTTAAACGGTGAAGAGTTAGACCCAGAAGTTAGAGAGTATAAGACAACTACAAAAGATACCACAACTTTTTAGTTGTCTTATTCTACAGAAACGGAAACTAGCACCGCTTCTTGTTCTATTTAGTATGTTTACCAAACATATTATGGAACTTAGACGGATTATTCCGAACTTAGCATGACGGCTAGCAGTTCGTTTACCGTGGATGTAAAAGATAATGCCTACGCTTATATCTTCACTACTAAAAAAAATCCTAAGTTTTATGTAGGAGGCTTTGAGGGTGGTTTTGAGCTAATAGATACGTTGAGTATCAACGGCGCTACTTATTATAAATACAAGAGCGAAAATCACAGCTTGGGTTCAATTTTAATAGAAATAAAATGAGCAACATCGGACGTTAGGTGAACCTGTGGAGAGGTGAGGATGCACCTCCTACCTTGTTTCACGTTTGGATCAAAGGAGACAGCATTAAGGTTTATGACCACGATAAAAGCGAATGGGTAAATGTTATGGGTAATGAAATTACCTTAGATGTTGTAGAAGATAAAATAAACGAAAAAGTCAGCCTAATTTAGAAAGATGTTGAAAATGTAATCTATGACGACTTTTTAACAACTTTTGTATATGGCGACTAAAAAGAAAAACAAGATAGTCTATCTTTCTAAAGTCTCTAAATTAAATGAACTCCTTGAAAGATACGAAGATAAATCATATCCTATAGTTTTTATAGAAGATACAAAATAGCTCTACGTCAACGGCTCGATTTTTGATTTCTCAGAGAATGACGTAACCTTTAGCAAAATTGAAGGATTAATCGCAGGGTCTGGTGTTAGTGTTGATTGTGGAAAAAACTCTTTTATAATCGGCACCGACAACACGACAGGCGCTATATAGTTTACAGTCTCTGAGTTTAAAGACGGCAATAAATACATCAATATTAAAAGTGACGCCCTCACTTGGATAGACGTGAACGAGGACAGCTTTGTTAAATGGGATGACAAATCGCGCACGGTTTAGCTTATCACGAGATTTAACGACGAAAGCGATGCCACTAAAACAGAGTGGGTATTTGGCGAGAACAGCTCAGAGAATACCTCAATCGTTAAAATCCCAAAGCTTACCGTTGACAAGTATGGCGTAATTACAAAAGCTGAAGACCAGAACGTAACAATCAAAAACGACGCAGTAGAGCAATCATACCTAAAACCTCAGTCCACAGATACAGACTATGAACTCCTCGCTACTACTAATCCAGGAGAAAGTAGAACAACTGGCTCTGTATATAAGACAGGAGGTCTAACATATAATCCAAAGACTGAAACCCTAAGCACCAGCGTTATTAATGCTACATCCATTAAACTTACCGGAGGGTTAACTCTCGATGGTGATATTACAATTGGCGGAAGTGGCACTATCAACGGCTCTGCTACACCAATAGTACACATCGGGAAATACTCAGACACAAAACCAGAGAATACCTACGGTGGAGCAAGCACTATGGCCTACGGTCACGTTAGACTGTAGGACGAGTTCAAAATTAATAACGGAGTAATTGCAAAGCCTGAGAGCGTAGGAAGTAACACTAACGCGGCAGACTCGATAATCTTGGATTCCGTAGCAGCTTCGCCATTGTTAGTATACAATGCATACTAGGCGGCAGTTGTTGAATCTAAAGCTTATACAGACGAGAAAATAGAGGGCATTGTAATCGCAGCTGGTGGTGTCCAGGTTTCAGCAAAGGACCAATAGGGGCAAGGCGTAGAAATTAAAGACAAGCTTAAATTTAATAGCGACTTTGTCGTTGCACCAGAAGGTGGGGAAAATGGAATATCTATAGCTTGGTATAGAATTTAATAACCTTTAATATTTTTAACAAATGGCAACAATTAAATCCAGCGCGGCTGCGTTTAATAATTAGAAACTCGTTTACGCTTCGAGTTTTGAAAAATTCCAAGAAAAAGCTGCGGAATTAAAGCCTTCTAGTTATACTGGTGAATCCAGCAATGCGTGGAAGGATTCTAATAACCCGCTTTTTAATTCGGTTGTTTATACTGGCGATGGTTACATTGTAACTCATGGTGTAGCTATTAAGGCTGCTGTAGACTCTGACGCTGGCGGTTCAGGTGGTGG